AAAAACTAAGGAAGGAGATGGGAAAATGAGCAAACCACCAATGACGGTGTGGCTTTCACAGCTTAAAATGTCTTGGCAGGTCGCAGAACCGACCAAAAGCGTGGTGTGCAAGGAAGGCCCCTATGTCCACCTTGAGCAGTTCATGGAGGAGGTTGAATACAGAACATGTCGGCGCAGGTTCCCGTCTGCTTTAAGCACCCTTGAGGCGATGTCTCTCGCCATGCAGGAACTCGCCAAAGAAATCATGGAGGGGAATGGATGAAAACCAAACACTGCGGAGGATGTAGCAGATCAATTATGCGACAGCATAAAACAACGAAAACTATTCGATAATATGAAAGACGACAAAACAACACCAAAATCACTACTCGAAATCGGGGATCAATACGTGCAGACCACATGGCACCACCCCGAAGCAAATACGGAGATCATCGCCATCTTCAGATACAAAGGAGATGGGCAATGGGTCATGGATCAACCACTGCGGGGCCCATGGACCGTGTCCAAAGATGGCGAGGTTTACAACGACTACCGCATAGCCCCCGATGCCTTCAAGAGCGTGTCGGTTCACGCCATGTCTCTGTTCGCTCGTTTGCAGGAAGAGGGGGTGCAGGGAGCAAAGAATGCGTGGTCAGACGCAGGCGGAACAGTCTACGACCTATGAAGCACACTATCACATTCAAACTCCCTCAAGAGCGGGAGAAACTGGAGATCCACCTTAAAGCGGTGGACAATGCCAGCATTCTCCAAGAATTAGACGAGACCATGCGTGGCTGGCTGAAACACGGCTTCCCAAAATGCTGCACACTGGAGGCCATCGCTCAGTATGTCAGGGACATGATCAACGAATGAAAATCTTGATCTCAATTGTGGCTGTGATGATCGCCTCAGTTGCTTCTGCAAGCGACATCGTCTCAATGACGATCCTTGCAGAGGCCCGGGGCGAGGGGCCAGACGGAATGGCAGCAGTGGCTGCCTGCATACAGCAACGATCCCTGAATAGGTCCATGACACCGGAGGAGGTCTGCCTCGAGAAGAAACAGTTCTCTTGCTGGAACGGCAAGCGTCCAGCGGATCTCGAGCACCTGCTCAAGCTGCCTCAAGCGAAAACCGCCAATTGGCTATCCAAAAACCTGCACAAACTCAACCGAGCCAAAATCGGCTACGCTGACCATTACCATGCTGACTACGTCAAGCCGTATTGGGCTAAAAACAGGACATCAACAATAAAAATAGGCAAACACATTTTCTACAAATTAAAATGAAAACCATCGAAGCACACTGGGACCCCGAAGGGATGATGCCGCCTGACGCAGATCCGCAGGAGGAATACGACACTTACAGGGATTTCGCCAAGCGATTCCACGAGCTGGACGGCTTAACTGGCGAGGAATTCACTCTCGAAGACTTCAAGCAATACATAAATGGAATCGAACCACTTTGATCTTAGGGCAGTGTTCTGCGCCGTCGATGAGGATCGGGACACCGTTGTCCTGACCATCAATGGCGAGGAAGTTTCGACTCGGGAGGCTGTTGTCACTTTATGCGACAATTACGGCATGACGACACAGGATCTGGCTACACTCATGGCCGTTCCTGTCAGAACAGTCGAGGGATGGAGAACAGGAAGACCCAGCTCCATCCTGAACCGAATGAGGCTGGGTCGAGCTGCTGAGAAACTCTCAGAGGCTAATCCTCCTCAGGAGTTCCCTTGAGAGCATCGGCATACAGGTTTTGCAGAGCAAAATACAGATCCTGTATTGCCGAAAGCCTGCCTGCAAAATAGTGGCGATCCTCTGAAGACAGGCCGTGGCCAGACACATTGCTGGACTCTGCCTTGATCAATTCGTTCAACACCACATCCAACGCCTTCCGGACTGGGTGCTCTTCCTGTAGCGAAAATGCTTCCAGAAGCCACGGTTCGTGGCCTGTGAACCTGTATTCGTTATGCATTTGGGTTAACTCCTATTTTTCCGATCTGCGCGTTCTGTTGTTGTGTCAAACTCATCTGCAAATTCTGCGCGAATGACTGAACCAACTGTGAGAACTGCTCGTCGGCTTCCATTTGCTGCTGGTATTTAGGGTTGTTCTGTATGATCTGCTGCAGAAACTGCATCTTGATCCCAGCAGACGGATCGTTCTCAACGTATCGCGGCTGGTTGCCAAGGGCCATGAGTGCAACCTGATTGTTCATGTCGTCGTACATTTTCTGGCTGGCCTCCGCCTGCTCGATGACGAGTTCATCGGCCAGCGTTGGATCGATAACCTGCAGTTTCTTTCTGATCAGCTTTGTTCTGTCCACGATTCCCATGGTGTCTTCTGGTAGCACAAACTGAGAAATGGCCTGAAGTTTTTTCTCCACGAATTCGTTGTCCAGCTCTCGCACGTCAAAATGCAGTGTGAAGTTGAATTTACGTGGATCTCTGGGAAGGGCCATGTTGGTCCCCGTGACGGTGGCAAACCTCTCGTCGGTGTCGAATACCTGAGTCAGATCCCAGACTCGACCAATGACAGATGTCATGTGCCTGAGCCATCTGTGGACATATGCCTGCTGCCTGAGCTGGGTCTCTACTGCTGGAACAGCAGCGTTCGGCCTTCCGAAGTATCTGTCGGTCCGCTGTTGGATGTGATCCATCAGCGCGAACGCTAAGTCAGCCCCTCTTCGGGGAGACTCCATCCACGTAATGTCACCCGGACGCTGCTCAGATACCTGAACACCCGGGCCAACCTTGATTCTCTGTCCATATCGAAGCGGCACCTTTAAGGGTGGCAGTGTCTCAAAGCTTGACCTGTCAAAGACCATATCAGCTTGAGCCTTGTATTCAGCCTGCCACGTTTTGACGATTTCTGCGACACCACGTGACTCGATAGGGCTGCGTCTCGTTTTTTCTCGGGTGAATGACTCGAATGGGTAGGTATCTCCTGCCTCTGTGACCAGCTTATGCTCAGCGTAGACCTCGTTTCCCTTGGAATCCTTCTCCATATAAGGCGAGAACACGGTCATGTATACACCCGGGGTCCCTGTGTCTGTCACTCTGCGGCTATATGCATGGATGACTTCGATCAGGTTTGTCTTCTCATCCATCCGCTCAGTAGAACCTAGCACAGGGCTCAGACCCTGATCCCACACTTGTGAGCTCCTGCCTGCTGTCCGCTTAACCTCGTCCACCCATTCCCTGCTCCACTCACCACTGGCCGCCTTTTCCTCCAGCTCGGCCACTGTGTAGTATTCCCTGCGGAAGATGGCTCGAGCCCTCTGGAGATCATTTGTCTCAGGCGGAAACAGAATCTCGTGGTAGGGGCGGAGAGCAACAATCCGAGGCTGGTTGCGAGCCATCTCCGGAAGCTCGAACGTGGTCTCTCCGTCCCTCACGATGTCGCGGATGTGTTTGAGTGCTTTCGATCTGGTCAGTCCGTCATTGCTGGCGACAAGCAGATCCGCTAGATACTCCTCTTGATCCTGCAGCACAGCGGTCAGAGCATCGACTTGTTGGGGGGCTTCTACTCCGAGGAAACCGGAGAGGGTTTGGAGGTTTATTGTGCGCGGGGTCTGGGCATAACTACGATCCCAGATGACGTGAAGTACGCTCCAACCATACTGTGCGGCATATTCTGCATGCAGCTCCAGCTCTTCTTCCCAGCCGGGCTGCATTAAAGTGCTCAGCATCCATCGCAGGTAGAGCCCCACTGCGGATGCCTGTTTGTGATCAGAAGCCTCAACTCCAGCCACATTAAGGGCTGCTCGGCTGATAGCCGATGTGGAGAGGTTAACAATAAAGCTGCAGACCTCGTCAGCCAGCCTGATCCGAGTGTCACTTGCCCCTTCCCACGGGAATGGCTGCCTGCCAAGATCCTTGGCATGTTTTTTTCCGTCCCGGCTCTGTCCTGCCCATGTGGCAAATCTAGTCTCGTCGGATTCGCGGACACGGTAGGTGATCCTCTCATCCGAGTAAGCTCTTCGGTATTCCGAGCAGAGCTGGTTTATGTTGGGCTCAGTGCTAAGCTGCAGCCGATCATCAATAGTGTTCATGTCAATAACTCAAAGTCTCAGTGCTATAATCCATTTTCCTCGGGACGTATATCGGGTCCATCAAAACCAGATACCTCAGGGCGTCTACCGGGTCCTTGCTGGCACCCTTCTCGCCATCTGAGTTTGTCCACGTCCTCAGACTGTATATCAAGTTCTGGCACTCCCGCGACACATAAAGCTTCGGCTCATTCAGGATGCTGATCTCCCTGCTCATGTCATATGCGAACAGGTTATTCACCAGAGCACAGCTCTCATCAATGTGAGCCATGGCCGATGGAACAAACAATAACCCATTCTTCGTCACCTCCCCACCAGCTCCCCTGTCAGGGTTGGCCAGCAGGTCGATGAGACTCTGGTTATGCTCCCTCTGCCCAATAACTGCTGTGCGACCTGCTCTCGGGTCAATATACCTCTCGTGTATGCCCCCATCGTTGGCCTCAAGCTCTCGGATCAGCTTTTTGTATTGGTCAATGTTCCTTCCACAGTCCGCAGTCTGTGCTGGCCCCTTCTTCCCATCAAGCTTCTCACTCGGGACAGCCCACTCCCCGTAGTTTGCCATGTCGGGCCACTCCCTATAAATAAACAACCGCCCAAGGTCGTCCACTTTCGCCCAGAGCATATACCAGTTTCGATCCCCCGGGGTAGGGTCCACTACCATATAATTGGTCCCATCTCTGGGGATCTGAGAAGGTTCAATAATGTTTCGATCCGTGAACCTAGGAAACTTCCCAACCACAGGGTTGCTGACATAACCATAGGCCCTGATCTCTCTCTCCTCTCTCGTCCTGCCCTGAAGCGTCTGCTGCATCCGATCAAACGGCGAATACGGGTTCCACTCAGAGAAAAACCAAAAGATCTGCCCAGTTCCACTTCTGGTCCTCGCTTTATAAGGCATGTGACCTCGAGGAACCCCAGCCAGTGGACTATCATCGTCCCCGATCAGCTTAGCAGGCTTCGTCTCCTCAATAATAGCCCCCTCCATCGCATCCTTGACGGTGCTCGTATACCCGTCGATCGGCGTGAAGGTTACAACCATTTTCCCCTTCCTGCTGATCAACCTGTATTTGAGGGTCTGTATCCACGCCATAGGTACCAGCTCATCACACCAGATCAGGTCAAGCTCTGTCCCCTCCATAGACGACAGCTCCTGAGAGTAGTTCTTAAACCAGCACTGACTACCGTTAGGGGCCACAAATGTCTTATTACTGAAGCCATTTTTCTGACTGAAGCCGATGTTAACCACCGCCCTCTGGCCTGTCCTCTGCTCCTTCCATGGAAGTGGCAAATAGTCGTAAACATACGGCTGCTGGACCTGCACCGAGCTGTCATGTGTGCTATGGCAGCACCAGACAGCACTCCGGTGCTTGTTAGCAAGTGTGCGGACAACCCTAGAAGCCATATAGCGTGATTTGCCTCCCCGGTTGCCACCGAATATGTAGACGATGTCTATGTCAGGGTCCTCCAGCGCATCATCAGCATCCTTCCAGTGTCGGAACAGACCTTTAGTATTATGCCAGTCAGAGCCGTAGTTAAAGGGATCTGCCTTCTCCCTTCGGATCAGCTCATCCCGCTGCTTGACATACTGCTCCAGAACACCAGCAGAGTCCATAGCCTGAGCCTCCTCACGAGTAGGGATCGGGAACACTGGGTGGGGAGTCCATTTCATATCAATACCTGTCCAGCCTCTGGGGCCTGCCCTTACAATACAACTTACCGCTGCCCTGCTCCACCCACACAGGGATTCTGAGCCCCTTCTGGAATGGAGCACTGTCAGACACTCGGACAAGCCCCAGAGAGGTCTCCAGAAGCCTCTGGTTCATAGGCCTGCCAGTGACAGTAGCCTCCATAGGCTCCCTGCCAGCCTTCCAGCGGAGTTCAGCCGTGTCCAGACCCGTCCTGCGGATCGCTTTGCGCTTGCGTTTAGTCGTCATTAAGTCGCTGTTTCTTGATAAGACGCACAGTAGGTGTTGCGGCTAAGAAGGATAGGTCCTTTTGTCGATTATTGTGCGAGGGGAGATCCGCAACGGAATCGCTGATTTTCTGAGAATCCTGACCCCCTCCCCCCCTGTTTGTCCTGTTTCTTCGCACAATATTTATTATGTTTAGAGATAGGCTTGCCTAACTTTTCTCTTCTATCACCTCAGCATCAACAACTTTCGCTGGCTTGCAGCTTGCGATCAGTTCTCTTAAAGCTGAATCTGACAGATTGATCGTCTCGTGTCTAATAGTTGTACTAGGTTTTCCCATCATTGTCTCAACTTTGTCGATCAAGATTCCTACTGTCACGGGTAACTTATCGGGCTTCAGCTCTCCTGACTCTATTGCTGTCGAAAGCTTCTCTAGTGCTGCATCCCTAGTCTTTATAAGGTCGCTAAGGAAAGCTTCTTGTGCCTTGGGATCTCTTTCTGCCTGCCTGACGATCTCTGCTGCCAGTTGGGGGCTTACACCGAAGACTTCTGTCAGGGTTTCTGGTCCGAAACCCTTCTTGGCTGCTTTGACTATTGATTCATACCGCTCAGGGTCTGTCTTCTTCAGACCTGTCCCTGTATAGCGTTTGATTCCTGAAGCCTCCAGATCAGGATTCCATTTAGTTTTAACACCCATAATAGGTGAAGTTGGATCAAGTTCTGTGTGTACACTTCTG